CTTATTTTTGTTTATCCAATAAAAGAAATCATATTTATAATATTGTGTAGAAACCAACATCTTTATTAACAATTTATAATGAGATCTCACTGATTCATATGATAGATTATATTTTGCCATAGAAGCTAATATTGCTATGTTTTCATCATAATAATTTAGAACTTCTATTTTATATTTGGGATAGTTATCAAATAACCATTTAACCCCTGATGATTCACCTAATGTATATATGTAACTTAATTTTCTTACTTCCAATACTAATTGTAATTCATTTGGAAATCCATTAATCAACATAAATTTATTACATAATCTCACATAATTAGGTACTAAATGTAATATATCATTATCATCCAAATATACTAAAAATCTCAAATACTCTCCTACCTTATTTGATATCTTCAACTTGGCAATCATATTATAATGAAACATCATAAATTGAGTGTATTTGAATGTATCTATTGGTAACGTACTCAACATCAAACAATCATCTCCCAAGCATAAATGTATTTTAATTTGTGGATTTCTATCCAATAGTTTCCAATGTACAATTAAGTTAACTATCAAATTACCAATTGCTGTAGAAGCTTGTCCGGTTAATCTCATATCTTGGAATTCCCCTCTACAGTTATTTGACTTCCAATTCCATTTTTTATGTACAGTTCTCCACCATCTTAAAATAATAGGATGTAACCCTAACAATTTGTATATCTCAAATTCTACTTCTATAATTTCATTATCAGTTTGCCTATCCTGTTTACTCAGATCATCTTCTATAATGTATTTTATATCATTAAAATTTTTGAAAATAGAAGCTAACTGATCTATACTTAAACCATCGGTATATAATACTCTATTGTTTAAGCTTTCTTTCAACCTAGATTTAATTTTGACAAACACATCTGAAAATAAACATTGAACTGCATACCTCTGCCACATAATCATTCTAGGTTGATTTTGTTCAAATAACTTTATAGGCTCATCTTTTAATAAACTTTCCAATTTTAAATGAATATTTATATTTGAAATTGGAGTGAATGCTATTTCACCACTTAAATCTCTTAAAAGTAATTCTAATCTTTTGTGAGGAGCTGGATGATTTTTTAAATAATTTAAAATTCCTTCAGATGTTATATCTATTTGATTTTTTAAATAGAATTCTTGTAATTTAGCAAAATCTGACCTAAAGTATGTCTTAATCACTCCATTAACTTCTTCATACTTATTTAATTGCTCTTTTCTATAATTTTTGACGGATCCCAATCCTCCGGCTATTGATTTCTCTTGTTCAAACATTTTCTTTGTAAAAGCTGGTCGTACTTCAATTGGATTTTCAAATACTGTAATTTTAGTGTCTTTCCCATAAACATAATTAAATTCAGAAGTAGTTAATCTAAATTTATTATTTTGAGGTGTGTACAAATGTAAACTATCAAATTTATCATTGTAATTCCAAAAACTAAATGTTATATCATCTACAAATTGCCCAGTATCAAATTCTAAATCGAAACTTTTCAATTTGATTCCGTCTAAATTGTAAATCATAATTCTAGGATCAAAATCAATACCAGTATCATTTGCTTCTATTATTGAGAAAGTATTAGATTCGACTTCTATATAATCTGCTCTCTTTAATTCTACTATTTTATCTTCTGACAAATTAGATGTTGATATTAATTTATATTTAGTCAAATTTTGAATATCTTGGAAATTACTAGTATCTTGAATGTAATTACTCATCTTGTTTTTTAGTTCCAATATGGCTTTAATTAAGTAAGGATCTCTCTTTGTTTTTAGAGCATCATTAATATTGTCGATATACTGAGCCCCTCCTTTTAAATTTAATTGATAGATTTTACCAGTTGATTTTCTCAAATATTTCTTGTATCCTTCCAATTTGACAAATTTAGATTCATTATAAACAGTTGCTTTAAATTTTTGGTCTGAAATTTCTTCCAATATATATCTTGACTGATTTTCTATTAGATCAGGTGTATCAAGAAGTAATAAACTTTTAAATTCTGGTATGTCTAGTGCATCATCTAAAGTTAAATTTACCCACACCGTGTTTATAACTAATTTGTTTCTTTGAATTCTAAAAACAAATTTTAAATAATTTATGAAATCTAGAGGCAATTTTTTATTACTATATATTGTAGTCGGAAAAGCTTTGTCTTTATAAAATGATAAGCCTAAATTTTTTGATTTATTATAATATAAAATTGTATTTAGCATCTCCATAGTTTCTATTTCTATAACATAGTATAATTCTTCATTTAACAAAACCATTCTATTAATTGGCTTGTCAAAAGTAGAATTTATGGTCTCAACCAAAATATCAAGGCTATTGTAACCATATAATGTTGAAAATATTAGTAGATTGTTTTTAAGCAGCTTGTTCAATATTTTGAATCCATCAACTCTGTTATGATGGCTTCTATTATCATAATTTGTAACTATAACAAATTTAATTTCTTTTGATTGAATATTATAAGTATTTACAATTAAGTTATATTGGTTTTTAATATATCTTTTAGTTTGAAGATTTAAAGCTAAAACATTATTTTTGATTTCATTAACCTCTCTTATTAAATAAGTTCTATGAATCAATATGAAATTTAGATTTAAAAAATAAACAATATCTCTTCTCAGCATCTTTATTGGTTTTACTAACATGCCATAAGATAGTTCACTTTTATAAGCAATGGATAAAACTAATTTAGCGTTTGATGTCACACCCAATAATACACAAATATCATTATACACATCTCTTATTAAATAACTATTATCTTTAGTTGATATACCAACTATATCCTTAATGATTAAATTAGACATAGAACGTCTATTGTACAATTTATTATTTTTTATCAAATTTTTAATTTCTTGTAACTTTCTTTCTATGTTAGGTATAAGAGTGTAATCTTTATAAAATGTTTCATAAACTGTACCTGCAACATCATCATGATATTGATAAAAAATTGGTTGATCAGTATATTTGACATTTGTCAACAAAACTGAATGCATTGGTAATGTTCTACTTATATTTAAAAACATTATACAATCATTATTTACTAATTTATATAACAATCCATATTTGTAATCTTCGCATATAGCTATGTTTATATTCAATTTAAAAGCACACTCTATAATATCACTTATTTCC